TGGCGGCGGGGTTGTTTTCTTCGCGAACTGAGGAAACTGGCGGCGGCGGCGGTTTCGGTTGCCGAGGCCGAGGAGGCACTCGGCCTCGAACAGGGCCGATTGAAAAACCAGCTCGAAGAGGACAAAGAGGTAGCCTCGATATGGAACTCCGAGCGGCTCAGTTTGATAGTTTCACTCAAAGAGGCACTTGTTGAAAAGGCCAAAGAAGGTTCGGCACGGGCGATAAGCCAGATTGAGAGCCTGTTAAAAAACGAAATCGCCCGTCCGCGATTCGATATGCGTCACGTGCCTATCGCCGAGCTCACGCAGCTCACCGGCTACTCGCGCCAGTCAATACATAAATGGCACACCGAGAACGGCCTGCCGAGAAACGCTGACAAGACTTACGACCTTGTAACATTCTTTCGCTGGTTCGATGAGTATTCACAGCGTCGGCAGATGCTCGGCGCCAACAGTCCCTCCGCCGACAACGACCCTTTGCGAACGGCTCGGGCGAAGATGCTGGCTTTGGAATTGGATAAAAAGCGGGGCGATATGCTCGACCGGCAAATGGTAATCGCGGGCCTGATAGCCCGGCATCAAAATCTCGTGAACGCATTTTCCCGCAAAGCCGAGGATATGCCGCCCTTGCTGGTTAGTCAGCCTTTGAATAAATTGCGAGAGGTATTAAAAGCGGGATTAGATGAGGTGCTAAGAGATGTAGCGGAGATTCCGGAGTTTCTGCGGATCCCGGAATCTGCTGCGGAAAAATATAAAGAGTTAATGAAATTGATTGCGGTCACGGATGATGCATCAGATAAGGACACTACCCCTACAACCTGAAGAACGGGAAGTGTTAATCCCGAGAGACAAGCTCAGCGTTTCCGAATGGGCCGCTGAAAGGCGAATCCTGTCGAGTAAAAACGCCGCGTTTTCCGGGAAATGGTCCAATGAAATCTCCCCGTTTTCGGTTGAAATTATGGATTCCCTCAGTGATGTCACGACCCGCGAAGTCTGGGTTCAAAAATGTGCACAGGGTTCAGGCAGCGAAATGGGACTCAACTTTTTAGGCCAGACAGTTGACGAGGACCCCTGCCCGTTCCAGATAGTGATGCCGACGGAAAATGATGCGAAGAAAAGACTTCGCACAAAAATCAGACCGATGTTCGAAGCAACACCATCTCTTTTGAGGCATCTTCGCAAGGGCGATATAAACAGTTTCAATGTAGGCCAGGAAACCGAACTCGATAATATGTTTCTGTATATCGCCTGGTCGGGCAGTGCGGCGGCGCTGGCGGATGTCGCGATTCGCAGGATAATTCTTGATGAGGCGGCGAAGTATCAGGCAGCCGTTGGCGAGGAAGCGGGTTCGTTCGATTTGGCGAGAGACCGACTAACAACTTATCAATCGACCTCGAAACTGTACGCGCCATCAACGCCGATATTGGCAGGCGACCCGTTCGACCTGGAGTTTCTCGTTACCGACCAGCGGCAAAGCTGGTTCAAGTGCCCGTTCTGCGAACAAAGGCATATCCCGCGGTGGGAATATGTCGAGCTTGAAAAGGATTCTGCCGGCCATTTATTGAGTCCTCGCGATTACCTGCAGGGCGATTGTGCCCGTTATCGATGCCCGAAGTGCGGGGAAAGCTGGTCGGAACAGGACCGTTGGCAGGCGAGCAGTGCCGGCAAGTGGGCACCGAGAGACTGCAAGGTTGACCCGGACGGCAGGATTATTGGTAAGGTTTTCAGCAATCCGAACAAAGGTTATCGAATATCGGCGTTCATGCTGTACCCTGCCTTTATGTCGATTAAGAAGCTGGCCCACGAATGGGCGAAGGCGGACATCGCCTGGAAGAAAGGCGATTCGAAACCGAAACAGAATTTCATCAATTCCCGGATGGGCGAGCCTTGGGAAATAAAAGAAAAAAGCACGGACGAGAAAAGGCTGATGCTGCATATCGGGTCGTATGAGCCGGAAAAGATTTATCCCGGTATGCAGATGATGTTTGCCGGTGCGGATGTGCAGGATGACCATGTCTGGTTGTCTGTATTGGCGTGGGGGTATTTATCAGAAGTCTGGAGCACTTGGGAGGGTCGAATCCAAACCGGCGATACGAGACTGCTGGGCAATCTGGACATACTTCGTATGTACCTGAACAGAGCATGGCCGTTCGAGGGGGATCCCAAAAGAACGATGCGGATAACCACGACCGCGATTGACTGCAACTATCGCCCCGACACGGTGAAGGCTTTTCGAGATCAGTGTACCGAACTGGATATTCTCACTGTCCGAGGCGATAATACAGTTAAGAGTCGGGTCTATCGAGCGGTTGCCGAGCCTGGTCCGCCCGGGCTGGAAAAGAGATACCGATACGACCTTAACGTTAATCCATTAAAGGACAGCCTTTATCGTCTTATTTTCGAGTCGAAAGTGCACGGGGCGGGCTATTTTCATTTTCACAAAGAAACAACCCGCGAGGTGATTGGCCAGTTGACCTCCGAAGAAAAAAAGACGGTGCGTTCCAAACGCGGTGTCGCTGCAAATAAATGGGTTACCAAAACCGAACATTCTGAAAATCACCTGTGGGATTGTAACGTATATGCCCTGTTCGCAGCTCAATTGCGAGGTGCGATGGCGTTGCCGGATCCGAAGATGGTTGAGATGTTCAGAAAACAGAAACAGCAGCAGCAGCAAAAAAGCAGGCGTGGCGGGGGGTTCTTGGATGACCTGCCGGAGATTCGTTTTTGATGGGCTTTTTAGATGATTTACCGGTGAATGGTTTCGGCTCGGGGCGAAAGAAAAAGTCAAAGCCCGAACCTGAAACCCAGATAACGACCGATGTAGTTGTAAGATACAGCGTCGTCAGGTGCCCGCAGTGCGGCAGCGACAGTTGTCCCGTTTACTCCACGACGCCGCAGCGCGGCGGCCATATTATCCGGTATCATAAATGCCGAATCTGTGCCTGCGGCTTCAAGAGCGTCGAGGAAAAAATCAGAAACTAAAAAAGGACACCTGGCGGAGTGGGACAAATCAGCATTTTTTCTTGATTTTTTTAAAAAAACTTTCTGCGTTCTCAGGCCAAAAACAGCGATTTCAGGGTTTTTTTAAAAAACTTTCATTTTTTCCCGATTTTTTACTTGACTTTTATAATTATAGTTGTATAATTATAGTAGAATTGATAATCAAATAAAGGATGTTAAAAATGAACGGTTTAAAAATCAGAAAGAAGGTGCAAAATGAAAAAGAAGAGAAACAGTATTACGATCGAAAAACAAAAATCGCAACAACGAGAAAATGATGAAAACCTTGTAAAATTTCGTAAAATCAGCACTGATGAACTAAAAAAGCGGTATCTTCACTGGGTGAAAATTCGAAAAAGAAAAATCGGGACTAAGAAGTGGTATGGACCTGATCTATACGCAGGTGACCGCGACTACACTGTTGGCTACGTGACCTACGAGCCGACCTTCCACGAAGCAGTCGTCCCGTTTCATAATGCGTGGTTGCAGGTAGATGAGACTATGGGAAAAGTAGTAATAGGCTGTACCTCTGGTGATTCCCGCGATATTCGGATTATCGAGGATTAAAAATTTTCAAAATTCAGTGAAAGGAGATTAAAATGAAAACTGCAAAAGAAATCCTCGAATCCATAAAAACCAGCAAAAATCACGTATATGTAAAACGTGACAGCTCAGGCCATAAGCTGCTCACACTTAGCTACTGCCCAGGTAAAGGTTTCCGGTATTTTGCGGGAAGTCGCCCAGGTGGCGGAGGTAGGAAACACACCTACACTACAGAAGCTAACGCCTTAAAACTTATTGAAAAAGCAGGGCACTAAACTATGCCCTATATCAATAAACACTTTAGCGGGTTTCTGTGCAGAATTGTCAAACAATATATTATTTAAGGGGAAATGTTATGGAAACAAAAGTTAATATCAAAAAACGCACTATGGATTTTGCAGGTGGAATTGTGCCACTTGGCGCAAGGTACTATGAGGTACGAATAAAAGAGTCGGGGTTGGCACGAACAGAGTGTTTTTGCAGCGCCCAAAAAGTGCCAATTGAGGATTACATTAAAGATTATGGGATTGACAGCGTCGGCTGGCCCTATAAAACCCGGGACCTGAACCCTAAGCATAAGGGTGCAAGGTCGCAATTGTCGCGGCGTGTATTGGCTATAAAAACAAAACCAATCAATTTTCGTTTAGCAATAAAAAATCAGATGAAAAAGCAGGGCATCAATTCAGGCTACGCGCTGGCCAAAGAGATCCGATTCGCAATAACAACCACCGCGATTGATAATTATCTCAACGCCAAATCTGAGATGACAGCCGCGAATCTTGAGATTATCTTAAATTATTTTGGCGGTAGGCTGGAATTTTAAGGTTTTAAGAGTTGTCAAATTTTGAAGGGAAATTGAAATGTGTAAAGATTGTAACAGGTCAGGAATAAACGCACGAACCGGAGAGCCACGCAAAAGATGTAAACAACGCGTGGAGTTTCAATTAAATTATCAAGATGAAACTTGCAAGGAAATGCACCGAAAAATGAAGGCTGTATTGCCAGATTTGAAAAAGAAAAATGAATTAGAGTTGACAATTGTTGATAAAGGAAGATTCATTGTGATTCAAGCAGACATCACAAAAATCTACGAGGAGGCGTTTTAAATTGGCAGCAGCCGAAAGTCAAGCCTAAAGTACCGCCAAAACGGTCAATTGTCAAAACAAAAGAACCGCGATATTCGCTGAAAAACGGGGTTTTTGTAAAAAAAGTTTGATGTTGTTACCAATTATTGGTAACAACTATATTCCACTGGAACCGGCGATTGCGTATTTTCAAATAAGATGATTATTCGAATGAATACTGTTTAATTGAAAGTGCGACAATGGCAACTTTAGCAGAGCGGCTCGCGAGTGTTCAGGCGGCGATAGCGGCGATAGAAGGCGGTGCACAGAGCATCTCAATCTCAGGACGGACTTATACCTATGCAAACCTCGATACACTCTACAAACAGGAAGAATATCTCGAAAATAAAATAGACCGGGCATCACAGCAGGCAAGCGGCAGTTGCGCGAACAGGACAGTGGCGGAGTTTTAATGGCGGAAGGAACCTTTACAGAAAGACCGAGACCCGACACATCCTTCGAGAAGAAGGTCGATAATCTCGTCGGCATTTTTTCGCCAAAGGCAAAGTTCGACAGGTTACGGTTCCGCCTGGGCTACGATGCGCTATCCCGTCATCGAACGCAGAAGAAAAGGCCGGGCACCGGCGGCACCGGCGATACATACCTGACCGGCACGAATCTCTACGAGCTTCGCGAAATCCACCGCGACCTGATGCGCAATAACCCCATCGTCAAGGGCCTGTTAAAATCCGAACGCGATGAGGTGATAGGTTCCGGCCCGAAGGTACAGGCCCGCACCGCCGATGCGAAGTTCAACGAAAAGGCGGAGCTTCTCTGGAAAAACGAGATGCTCAATAAAAAATGCGATGTCACCGGCAGATTCAATTTCAATCAACTGCTGCGGATTCTGTATCTTTCCTATCGCCGAGATGGCGATGCGGCGGTCATACTGCTCGATGACAAACTCCAGGCCGTCGAAGGTGAGCAGATAGGGACACCCTATGC